ACCGGAACCCCTGCGGCCCAAAGCCCCTTGGATGCTTATGGTCTGGCTAAGTTAGTAAACCCTAAATCAGTACCACGTTTCTTCGGTTCGTTTAGGGACATGGTTATGTATAAGGTGTCAAATTTTAAGTGGGTACCAAAGGACACAGCTACAGAAACAGTATTTAGGGCATTACAACCAGCCATACGTTTCACCAAGGATGACTGCTTAGATCTCCCCGACATGATCTATGTTAAACGGGAAGTTGAACTGACACGACAGCAGAAGAAATACTATAAGCAACTCCGTGATAAGATGGTTATGCAAGCGGCTGGCGAGGAAATTACTGCTGTGAATGCGGCGGTTAATATGAATAAACTCCTGCAAATATCTTCTGGTGCGATCTACACCGATAATAAAGACGCACTGGAGTTTGATATCAAGCATAGGTACAAGGTGCTTCGGGAGGTCATTGATGAATCCAGCCAGAAAGTTCTTATCTTTGTACCATTCAAACACACTATAAGTATCCTCTCTGAGAAACTCAGGAAAGACGGTATATCAAACGATATAATTCAGGGGGATGTACCCGCCCGTAAACGTACTGAGATATTCAAGTTATTCCAAGAACAGGATGATCCTAGAGTTCTTGTACTACAACCAGCCGCCGCCGCTCATGGTGTGACATTGACTGCCGCAAATACGGTGGTGTGGTGGGGGCCGACCAGCTCTCTGGAGACTTATGCACAAGCTAATGCCCGTGTGCATCGGGCAGGTCAGAAGCATAAATGTACAGTCATCCAGCTAGAGGGATCACGTGTGGAGAAACATGTTTACAGTTTGTTAGATAGTAAAATAGACGTTCACACACAAATTATAGATTTATATAAAAAGTTGCTTGACTAGCATACTCCCTGATAATAGTATGCGCTTCCTACTAAGATTTGGGAGAATGGGAGATGGGGGTTTGTGCTGATCTAGAGACACTGACCAAGGTGTATCTAAAGATAAAATCCAAACGTAGTGAGTTGTCCACCAAGTTTAAGGAGGAGGATGACGGGCTAAAAACTCAACAAGACGCCATAAAGAAAGCGCTCCTAGCGCACTGCAAGGAGCATGGTGTTGAGAGCGTTAGGACTTCCGAGGGTTTGTTTTACAGGCAGGTCAGGACGAGATATTGGACTAGCGATTGGGAAAATATGTTTAGTTTTATTAGAGAGCATGATGTTCCCGAGTTCTTTGAGAAACGTCTTAACCAAGCCAACGTGCGACAATTCCTTGAGGAGAACCCTGATGTTGTCCCAAAGGGTCTAAATGTGGACAGCGAATTTACAATTTCAGTTAGGAAGAAATAATGACCGCAGCTTATGTGCCAATCGAGGATGTGGCTAATCACTTTTCAGTATCCATATCCACTATTCGGGGTTGGATCAGGAAGAACCATATCCCGAAACATACCTACATTAAGGTGGGTAATACCTACAGATTTTCCATTGATGAAGTAGTGGCGGCTCTGTCTGTCCCTAAAAATGGACGAGATGCTATAGACCTTGATGATGGGCCACTAGAAGTCCCTCATGAATTTGATGAGGATGAAGATATCTAATGCCTCACGAAGAGCTACGTCGTCTTAGTATACGTGATAAGAAGTTCAACGATGTTGAGGACTCTGTATCCTGTATCATCGTAAATGCGGCTCCTATATCGCGTACTTACTACCAAAGCGACTTTGACCCTGAGAAAGTAGGGTTGCCTACCTGTTGGTCAGCGGATACACAAACTCCTTCAGAGGATGTGCCTAAAGATCAACGACAAGCGGCTAGGTGTCTGGATTGTAAGCAGAATATAAGAGGTTCTGGTTATGGGAGCAGTCGGGCCTGTCGTTTTTCACAAAGACTAGCTGTCGTTATGGACGATGAACTAGGTACGGTATATCAATTACGATTACCTGCTACGTCTGTATTTGGTCAAACGAAGGACGGGAATATGCCTATGCAAGCGTATGCACGTTTTTTGAAAGACCACGACACACCAGCTATCGCTGTAGTCACGCAAATATATTTTGATGCAAACAGTGATACACCAAAACTCTTCTTCAAACCTAGTCGCCCTCTGGAGGATGAAGAGTTGCAAGTGGTGTCCAAGATGATAGATCACCCTGATACTATCAAGGCTATTACTCTTGATTTTACACCACTTTACGGGGGTACGAGAACGTCACCATTCGCAGTTGTGGATGGATTTCAATCTAGAGAACAGGAGATAGAACATGGCTGAAACAAATCCAGCTTTTATTATTGACGATGTTGAGGCTCTTTGGCCTCGTATAAATGGAACCTATCGGTTCGACCAGAAAGAAAGAAGGTCGGTGCCTTGTGATCCATTTGATGATGGTGCCAAGTATGAGCTTAGTTTTCGTATGTCGAAAGCACAGGCTAAGAAGTTATTCACAGTTATGACGGAAGCCTACGACAAGAAGGCCGGATCTGAGAAAGATTGGCCCGAAAAGCTCACTAATCCGTTCACTAAGGAGGAGGACGGAACCTATATATTCAAGGCTAGTTTGAAAGGGGCTTATGGTAAAGATGCTACCAGAAAACCAGCCCAGTTCGACGCCAAGAACAGTAAGTTAAATGGTGATTTCCTACTCACCACAGGGAGTACGGTGAATGTTGCAGTAGTGCCCTCCCCCTATCACGGTTCGATGGGAACGGGAGTATCTCTACGGTTGCGGGCTGTACAGGTTATCAAGTATGTTCCTATGGAAGCATTTTCACCATTCGATACGGTAGATGGTTTTGAGGCTCCAGACGCTAACCCCTTCGCTTCCACCCCTAAACAGGAAGTAAACGGGGAGATCAAGGAACCTAAAAAGGTAGCCAAAAAAACCGCTACTCCTAAAAAAGACCAAGAGTTAGATGCTATCGTAGCAGATTGGGACGACTAGCTTCTTTTAATACCGTGGCTACTGCATGGGACGGGTATGACGTAGCCACGGCTTCTCTTGGTGGTGGATATGGAAACGACAGAATTTTTAAGGAGAGCGTTAGGGGAAGGTGGTTTTTATTGTGTTTTTGCATCGCGTAGTGCTGATGACAGAAGAACACAGAAATTCTACGACTCAATAGACGCTGTAATAGAAAACGCTCATAAGTTTGATGAGCAGGGTTTTGACACATACTTCGCATTGGCTACGTTTCATGACGCCGGCTCGCGGAAAGTAGATAACGTAAAACAACTTAGGGCGTTCTTCCTAGATTTGGATTGCGGCCCTAGTAAAGATTTTCAAACTCAACAGGAAGCAATAGGTGCATTAAAGGATTTCTGCCGTAAGGTATCACTTCCTAGACCCCTGATGATAAACTCAGGGCGTGGTGTGCATGTATACTGGATGCTGAAAGAAGCTGTTGACCTAGAGACTTGGTTACCTGTAGCTGAGAAACTCAAACGCTTATGCGCAGAGCATAACTTCTTAGCAGATCCAGCGGTAACTGCTGACGCGGCCAGAGTGCTTCGTGTACCGGAAACACACAACTATAAGTCCGATCCTCCTTATGATGTGACTTATTTTGGTATGACTATGCCGGATTCGATAGACATTGATGCGTTTGCTGAGTACCTCGGTAATGATCCGATACCAGTGCCTAAGAGATATGTTCCATCATCCAACAGTGTTATGGACGCTCTCCTCGGTAACAAGAAGAACGTGTTCAAAGATATTGTAACAAAGACATTGAAAGGTACCGGTTGCGCACAGATAGAAAATGTCATTACAAATCAAGAAGATATAAGTGAACCACTGTGGAGAGCTGGATTATCCATAGCAAAATTCTGTGAGGATGGGGAGAAAGCCGCGCACGTAATGTCGAAAAACCATCCAGAATATGATGCGCGGGACACTATGAAGAAGATGGGTCTTATAAAAGGGCCATACTTATGTGCAACTTTCGATGAATTTAACCCCGATGTATGTGGTAGTTGCCCTAATTGGGGTAAGATTAAGTCACCTATAAACCTCGGGAGTAGGATTAAAGAGGCCACAGAGGAAGATAATATAGTAGAAGCACCATCCATTGATCTTCCGGATGCCCCTGTAAATACCTACACAATACCAGCGTACCCCGAACCATATTTCAGAGGGGCAAGCGGGGGTATTTATATCCGTGCGAGACAACCAGATGGTGAAATGGGTGAGAAACTCATATACCATAATGACTTATACGTAGTTAGACGTCTGTGGGATACTGAATTAGGCGAAGCTATAGTTATGAGGTTGCACCTCCCTAAAGATGGTGTGCGTGAATTTACACTGCCTCTTACGGTGGCGAACTCCAGAGAAGAATTTCGTAAAGAGATGGCTAAAAACGGTGTCGCTGTAAGTAAAATGGATGAGATTATGAAATATACAACAACATGGGTAAATGAGTTACAGGCAAATTCGGTAGCGGATGAAGCGCATAAACAATTTGGATGGACTGACGACGACTGTACTTCTTTTATATTAGGTAATCAGGAGATATTCAAAGATCGGGTGGAGTTTAACCCCCCTTCTAACCAGACCGTTGGTTTGTTCCCCACGTTTGAACCCAGAGGTACGTTGGAAAAGTGGAAGGAAACTATAAACTTCTACAACCATGATGGATTTGAGGTACATCAATTTGTAGTGGGGTCATCATTCGGTTCCATCCTTATGCACTTATCTCCTGTGAAGTGTGCAGCATTACACCTACACAGTAAGGAATCTGGGGTAGGTAAGACGACTGCTATGGCCGCAGCCGTTTCGGTGTGGGGTAGGCCGGACGAGCTTATTCTGGACGAACAAGATACACACAACATAAAAATGCACCGAGGGGAGATATACCACAACTTACCTCTGTACCTAGATGAACTAACCGAGGCTAAACCTGCTGAATTAAGTAATCTGGCGTACCAATTAACGGGTGGTAAGCAGCGGGGGCGTATGGCAAGCGGGGGAAATGCCGAGCGGTACCGTGGTGAGGCGTGGAAACTTTTAGCTGTAACTACCGGTAATACAAGTATCATCGAGCGTGTGAGTATGGCTAAAGCTATGCCGAAAGCGGAGGCACAGCGTATACTGGAAGTGAAAGTGGAACGTATATTTGACGAAGTAAAAGATAAAAAAATACAAGATGATTTCCTTGCCGATGTAGAGGGTAACTACGGCCATGCTGGCAAGGTATATACCCAACATGTAATGAACAATCTAGATGGAATACGAAAGCTCCTAGAGGAGATACGCGAGAAAGTAGATACTCAAGCCGCGCTTACTTCGGAGAACAGATTTTGGTCTGCGTTTGTAACAAGTACTATGGCTGGTTTGGTGTTAGCAAAACGTGCGGGTCTAATAGAATACGACATAGGCAAGATATTTAAGTGGGCTATAGCTATGCTTAAATCCAACAAACACTACGTATCAGCTATGAATGTTTCCGTAGAAGAGATACTCAATGATTATATCCATGAACATTGGAGTAATGTGCTGTGGATTAAAAGCACGGACGATCTACGGAAGCAAAATAACAACGGGTTGGATTCTCTCGTAGTGCCTGATGCGCTACCCCGAGGCCAACTTGTTGCTAGGTATGAGACTGATCTGAAGAAAGCCTATCTTGTACCAAAACCTCTTAGGATGTGGTGTGGCGAACAGCAGATAAATTATTCCGCATTTCTTCAGGATCTGCAAACCAAGATGGGGGCAACCAAAACCAAGGTGCGGTTGAGTAAAGGCACACATATGCAGCTACCACCAACCGATGTCATAGTAGTGGGTTGTTCTATAGAGGGAAGTGATGGAGCAAGGGGTACTCAAGACTGATGATCTAAACCCTGACGGGGTGCGTATCATAGTGAAGTGGGAGGGCTTAAAAGAGGGTGCATCCGTGTTCATCCCATGCGTCAATACTGAGGAAGCAATGAGGCAATTGGACAGAATATTGGCGGAAAAGGGCTATAAATCGCAGAAAAAGGTGGTTATAGAAAATAAAATATTAGGTGTTCGCATTTGGAGAATGATATGATACTATTAAATAGACAGCCACCTCCCTGTCTGTCGTTCTCCTACTCGACCCCCATCACCCTCCCGATGGGGGTCTTTTTTTATTAATCAAATAGCTTATCGTAAACACCAATTAGTGTCTCTATGGAACTACGCCTGTCAAAGTAATCCACAGGAAGCGAATCTATGTTCTGTGGAGACAGTATAACACCGTTGTGTGTACGTGTTGCGGTGGTTCGGAAGTGACCTCGTAGAGACTTCATTATGGTCTTTGGCCCTATTGGGGTTCGTTGAGGGAACTTCTTATTATATGCTGGTATATCCTTCAGTAATATTCTATCTAGTGTTTTCGTATCCCCTCTGACAAATGCCGCGTACAATTCACGTGTCATATCAGTCTGTAATAAGTTAGTAGCTTTATCTATCCGTTTCTTTACCCTGTTTTCTTCCATTATGCGGGTATATTCTGAGGGGGCAAACCCAAAGAACTGTGCTACCAAGTTACCAGTGGTTAGGTCATCGAATATAATATCTTCACGTTTTGTCTTTATACCTTCATCCGCATAACGCATCATCTTCAGCATATTACGGAAGCCCGTAGGTATCATATTTTCTATACCCCTCCGGTACTCACCATCTTTTATCTGTAATGCGCCTCTTCCTATCTGGCTAGCGGTGCTAAGGAACGGCCCTCCCACTACCTCAGCAACCTTTTCTATAGCACTATCATCTCTACCATATGGGTTCATCCTGATAATAAGATTGCCCATACCTACACGTGAAGCGATGTCAGTACCGAAACCTAATGCTTCAGTGGCTTCAACTAATGGCCCTTTATAGAAGCCTTCACCTACGAACTGACGCACGATTGTTTCAGCGTCATCATCCTCATCAGCTAAGAACATGTTAGCAATGGCCATATACATACCTATGAACGGAAGCCCTTGTACCCCAGCAAGCCCGAACGATGATAT